CGTGAAGAAGGACTGCACCAGCGCCGCCATCAGTTCAGATTCGGTGTATCGTCTGATCTGCAGCAGCTGTTCAATGATGGGGGCGAGAAATGTAACGCCACGGTACTGGCCTGCTCTTTCGGGCTCCATGATGTGAAGGACATTTGGCAGGCCTGTCAGCTTGCCGTAGGCTTCCACGCGCGTCCATTTCTTCGGCTGTCCGATGGTGGTCAGCTCGAAGGGGTAACGGTTGCAGAAATGATATGCGACGATAGCCGAGGTATCTTTATCGACCTCCACGCCATCGTAGATGTAGTTGCCGTTTGCGGCCGTGGCCTCCGTCATAACGCCCGGCATAGCGCCTGCCGTGTCGGGTGTAGATACGAGGTCAGCTTCAACCAGCTTCACGCGCAGGCTGTATGGAGAAACAGGGGTCGTGGACACACGGGGCAGCAATGCGAAACAGTCGCCGGACATCAGCGCAGACATGAGAGCCAGCTGCTGGAGCCCGTCGAAATTGCTGACGCCGGTTGCATCACAGCACTGCTTCTTTCCAGACCACAGCTGCCATTCGGCCTCCGTTGCTTTCTGCCACGCTTTGGCCTGTTCTGGGGTCATGCCCAGCACCTCACGGTTGACACGGCTTTTCATCGTCAGGCCGACACCCACCACATTGGTGCAGGTGGTGCGGATCGCGCTCGTTGCGATCGGCGAAGCCATATAAAGCATTCTGCCGCGCTGCCGCAGGGTGTAGTTATGCATATCGATGTCATCCCGCGGACTGCCAGACTGAGCAATGAACGCTTTGAGCGCTTTCTTGACATGGCTGGCACCGGCGTCACCGTAGCCCATGGCCTGCGGCGCCATTTTGCGTCTATCTTGGACCTGTATGTTGTCCACCTCCTCTGTCCAGATTTTATAAAAGGCATCCCGGGCGGTGAAAGGAGTTGTAAACCCCGCCGATCAAGGGATGCCTGGTAAAGCCCTTTCGGGCCTATACCCGTATCATTTTCGTGGCCTCACGAAAAAGGTCACCAATCTCTGGGAACGACGCCCACAGACTTCCGGGGACGCTGACCGCTCAGCTGACTTTCCAGCTCTGCGATTTCATCCTCCAGAGTTTTGATCATTTCCTGAATGTCTGCGAGGTCGGTGCTGTATCGCTGAAGGTTGCGGGAGCCGACGCCGTAGCTCTGTACCGCATCCGGGGAGAGCATGTATTTCTCTCTGTCCAGATACATCTGCAGCCGCTCTTTTTTCTGAGTCAGCTTTACGGTGATCTGCGTTTTGGTCACGATGTCGCCTCCTTACCATTCGTCGAAATAGGAATCTACGCCGCCACGCTTTCGGGATCTTGTCGTGGTGGGCGTTTGCTTCTTTTGGGTGGTGCTTTTTTTGCCGCCTCCAGCCAGCTCTTCAAGGCGTTTTGCCACGGCGTCGAGGTCGGCGCCGGTAGCTTTGAATGCTGCGTTTGCGTAGTTGCGGCAGTCGAGGGCTTCGTTGCGCTCGTGACCGGGGATTTTCTCCCACACCCACGGGTGCTGTCTGCCCTGTTTGTAGACCAGCTTTTCGGACAGCAGGCCGGTGAAGAACTCCGGGCCATATCCGAGGTCTGGATTTTTGGGGAAATGATAGTATTTCGCCCCCGCCTCGCGCACTCGCAGGGAGTCCATGATAGCCTGTTTGCCAGAGTCCACGCCGAGGGTGTAGAGCCAGCATTGGCCGATGTACTTTCCGCGAATGACGATATTGGTTTTCTTGGGCGGTGCGGTGTAGGGGACGCCCTCACCGCCGCGGCCTTTGATGGCGAATACCTTGCGGTAAAATCTATCCCGGCAGGCGGCGTAAACATCCTGCGTGTAGTGACCGCCGCTGTCCACAAAGGTTGTGGATATCTTCAGTTTGACGCCATTGGCAAAACTGTACTGGTGGCTGATAATATCGTCCAGAGCCTCCCACACCTCGGCGGTGTCCGGGCGGCCCACGATGATACCGCGCTTGATGCCCCACTTTTCGCCCCATCTGCCGTGTCCGACCACCTCGTATTCAAGGCGGTCATCCTGTGTATCGACGCCGCAAGTGAGCACCAATACGCCATCAGGCAGCTCGGCTTCGTAGGTTTCCCGGCGCCCCATGATGGTTTCCTCGTCGTCGAGGTCGCCGCGATCCTCCCACAGCTCACCGAACTTGGTGTTGTAGACGACCTGCAGCTTCTGGGAATTGCCAAGAGCGTTCAGATACGCCAGTATCAGCGACGCCCACGATGCCCACGGGGAAGAAAAGGCGTTAAGCCAGAACGACCGTGCGCCGTTCTGATACGCTTCAGGGTTTGCAGCTACCCACTTGGCGGGCTGGGCTTTCATTTCCCGCTCCGTGTGGACGCATCCACAGGAGGGGCAAACCCACGCCACGCTCTTCACGGTGTAGTGCTTCTTGTTCTTGATGATGGTGGTGTCGTATTCAAAGCGGATATCCGCAAACACGATGTTGTGATATTCTCCGCAGTCTGGGCATTGGTGGTGCCACCGTTCCTGCGTACCTTCGAGGAACAAGTCCTCAATGGCGCTCTTTCCCTTGATGGTCGGGGTAGAAACTGCCACCGATTTCTTGTTGTAGAAGGTGGTCTGACGGGCTTTCGCCAGTTCCCACGGATTACCTTCGGTACCAGCACTCGCTGCCCATCGGTCCAGCTCGTCGCCCACGACATATCGGACAGGCGTTGACGCCAGAGCTGAGGCGCTGTTGGAACCGCACATGGTAAGCATGCCGCCGGGGAAGGACTTTTGCAGGATGGTGTTGCCGCTCTCTCTGCTCTTGGGGTCGGCTACCTTGGCGCGGAGCGCCTTGCAGTCTCGCACCATCGGAGCGACACGGAGCTTCGAGAACTTCTTGGCGTCATCAATGGTCGGGTGAATGTAGAGAATGCTGCTCGGGTCTTGGTCGATGATGTAGCCGATGGAGTTGAGCTCGAATTCTGATTTACCGACCTGAGAGGACGCCACCATGACCAGCAGTTCTATCTTCGGGTCGGTGAAAGCATCCATAGGGTCTTTCAGGTACGGTGTGCGGGAAGTGCGCCACGGGCCGGGTTCGGCGCTGCTCTCCGGGGAGAGGCGGCGTTTCTTATCAGCCCATTGTGTGACGGTGATGTCCTCCGGGGGAGTGAATGCCGCTACTGCACCGGCGATAGCTACATTCAGTTTTTCGGCGTCGCTACTGTATGTCCTCATCCATGTCCGTCCATTTCTGCCGCTCGTTCACCAGTTTGGCGTAGGCAGCGGGGTCGTACTTGAAATTGGACAGCTCGTCAAGGATTGCATTGACCTCCCTGCGGATAATGACAGACGCTTCGGCAGCGGTTTCCACACCGGCGACATCGACGGCCAGACGCCCGGGAAGGGCGACCATCATACCGCGGATGGTGAACACAAGCTGTTGCGTCATCTTCTCCACATCTTCGGAGCGGTGCATCGTGCCTTGCAATTCCTGTAACTCCAGCTCGGCGTAGTCCGCTTTGGCTTCCTTGATGCGCACTTCGGCAGCGAGTTTCTGTTGTTCTTTCTCGCTGACGGCATCCTCCTTGTCGCTGCGCCCGGCAGCTTTCTCCCGGAGGTGCTTCACATACGCTCGGGTAGCCTCCACGACATTGTATCTGGGGCCGACCTCCGTTTCGTGCTTTCGCAGGATGCCGTTCTTGGTCAGCTCCCCGACCCATTGTGATGTGATGTCGAACAGATTGGCCAAGACAGCCGTTGTACAGTACCCGGCAGGCTCCGGGGGCTTCGGTTTCTTTGATGCGGCCATCTTGACCTCCTTTCTCTCAACTGTGGTGCAGACGGACGGACTCGAACCATCGTCAACGGGTTTCTGCAAGCTACCCGTTAGGGACGCATCCCTTTCTTGCAAGCTCTGCCGACTGAGCTACATCTGCAAATCTATCGTTTCAAGTAAAGTTCTCTGAAAAAATTTTCCCTAACTGGCTGTTTTTTGGGGTCGTCGAGCCCGCAAAAGAAGGGTGCCCCTCTCACAGTACCTTTTTCGACTGCGAGAGGAGCACGATGCCTTTATTTATGGGTTGCAACCTACTGTGTTGCCCTGTGTCGGCTTCTTCTTCGTTGGGTAGGTGTCTACATCTCTGAGGGATGGAAGAGGACACAGGGGCTTCCCTTAGCCTACTTGCCGTATCTGTTACGGTTCATAGTCTTTTCCCACTCGTGGAACTTATCTCGTTCTACGGTATCTCTGGGACATGGACGCCCACACCCCTTTGCATTGGCATGACAGATGCACACGGTCTTGCCTTTCTGGATGTCGATATAGACGGGTATCTTCTCCCGTGTTTCCATCACGCCGCCTCCTTGCGTTGTGTATTGTGGTGCGTCAGATGGTCGTGTACATCTCAGCCTTGCTGTATGTGGTGCGGCCTCTGATCATCATTTCCAAGAAGTCTTCCTTGGAGAAGTCGGATAGTCTGAATACCTCCTCGGGCTTCATGCCCAGCTGCTTACCAATCTCTTGTACGGTTTTGCCTTCGTCCAGCAGACGCTTCACAATGGCTTTCATGGGCTCCAACAGATGGGTACCTCTGGCTCTGTTGTGGGTAACAGTGCCGTAGATGTCCTCGCTCTGATCCTCATGGGCCACCTTGACCACGGGCACCTTGCCTTCCAGCATGGAATACAGGGGCTCTTCGCCCGATACTGTCCAGCGGTGGAAGCCGTCGATGATGGTGTAGTCCGGGCGTACCACGATGGGGAGTGTCCAGCCATTGGTGAGAATGGACTGTGTCAGCAGCTTCAGGTTTTCCTTGCTGACCTTGTTGGGGTTGTAGTCATTGGGACGGAGCTTGTTCCTGTCCACCCATTCCAGAGTAGAGAGAGGCCCGGTCAGCTTCTTATCACTCATGCGCTCTCACCTCCCTCTGCTCAGCCTTGGCATCTTCGATGTATCGGCTGTAGATTATCTGGTAGAGCGCACGGAATGAGCGGAGCTTCGGGTCTCCTTTCTGGAGGGCTTCGTACATTTGCTGGTAATCTTTCTGCGTAGCAAAAAGACCGATTTTGAGGAACAGGTTTCGGTATGTCTTCGCCACCTTCATTTTGTGAGGGGTGTTGAAATACCGGGGCATATCGGAGAACATCTCCGTCAGCAGGGCTTTGTAGTCCTTGGTGATCTCGGTGCCCTCTGCCTGACGCCGGGCGCGGGATCTGCGTCCGAACATCTCGCTGTCCCAATACAGGGTGGCGAGGTAGGCGTTGGGCTCTCTGCGGATGACCCTTTCCATGAGGTCGGGGTAATACTCGTTCATCTGGACCAGCGATCTTGCCGTGTCCACGGAGAAGAACTGCGACACCCGCAGTTGGTTTCGGGCAGTGCCAGACTGCCACAGGTAGAGGTAGATTTGCGGGATCTCCACGCCTTCGTCCCGAAGGTAGAGCCACACATCGTTGGTGCTCCAGTCGTAGATGGGATAAACCTGTCTGCGGCCGGTCATGCCTTTGCCGCCGAGGTTCATCTTTGCCATGTACTGGAGCCGCTGCACGGACTCTGCCGCACGGACGCCGGTCATAGTGATACCGTCCATGCACACCCGGGGCATGAAGCTCTGGTAGTTGTCCTTCCGGGGCTTCAGCAGTGGGTGTTCCATGATGGCGAATGACGGCGGCTGCCGCACCCACACATCACGCTTTCGTTTATCCCAGCAGATGAAGGTCTCCTCCTCCGACAGCTCGTTAAAGCAGTTGAAGTGTTTGACCTCCACGCAGTACCACTCGAACTTCGCACCGGCAAACAGGAATTTGCGGCGCCAGTTCAAAACGGTCTGCTCGATGCAGGGGAAGATTGCCTCCTCGTCCACGAATTGGACGGTCAGCAGGGATGGGTCGATCTCGCCGCTCTGGATAAGGCTCAGGGTCAGCTGAGCGAGAGTCAGGCTGTCCTTGCCTCCGCTGAAGGACATATACACCGGGACGCCGTTGCGGAACACATTGCGTATCCTCTGCTTGGCGGCGGTGACCACATCCATGTCAGACTGAATGCGTCTTACAGCCATATCTTCTCGCCACAATGGGGACAGACCACATATTGACGGACGGGCTCTCGCTCCTCGACCGCGGGTGTGTCCTCTGCAGCGTCTTCCTGCTCCTCGTCCTCGCCCTCTTCTTCGGGCTCGGCGGACATATACAAGTCTTTGCGCTCTCGGGCAGATTTGATTTCCTCAATCTCGTCTGCATCAAGGGTGCCGTACTCTTGCAGTTTCTCGGTGACCTCGCCGGCCTGTGATACCATGCTTCTCAGCAGGTCTTCATCGAAGCCCGGGATGTCGAGGTCGTCCTTCAGGTCGATAAGGAACGCATCGAAGGAATCCAGATCGTCCACGCCCAGACCGAAGATCTTGTTATCGGCCAGCATGAGCTTTTTCTTCTGGTTCTCGGTGAGCCCCTTCATCTGCAGCACATCGGCTTCCTCCCACCCCATGCGGAGCAGGGTCTCATACAGACCGTTGCCGGCGAGGATGGTGCGCTCGTCATCTACCACGATGGGGCGAATCTGCCCGAACATGGACACGCTGCGCTCGAACTCCTTGAGCTGCTTTTCGGTGTGCATACGCACATTTCTCTCCGGCCGTTTCAGGGTGGAGAGAGGCATTTTTACGACATTCATTTTTCAGCCACCTCCATATATGCCTTAGCGCCGGGAAGACGCTCAGCCGCGGTTATAACTATCTCCTTGTCGATGTTATAGACTTCTCTCCAGCCGTTCTCCTCGCTGCCCGTCCACTGACGAGCGGGCCAAGGGTGAGTGCCGCAGAGATAGCCATTGTGCCAGCCATAGATAGGCGGCAGCGGCAGGCGGTGGTAATGGATGAATGCCAGGATATGCTCGTGGGACCAATCGGCAAGAGGGCTATATCGGGTGACGCCCTTGCCGTCAGTGTAGATGTTGGATTTGCGACCGACATAGTTGCCGTCCGCACGGCGGCGACCAAGAATGATGATGTCAAGGTCGTGCGCCGCAAAGTATTCACGCTGCGCCCGGTGCTGGACAATGGAGAACCAGCGGGCGGCGGTGGTGCTGTTCTGAGGGAAAAGCATCTCGGGATGATTGCTCAGCCACCCCAGATCCTGCCCGGTGTTGATGACCTCGCAGCCTTCGGGCTTATTCTCTTCCACCCACTTCATAAAGGCGGGGTATTCGAGGTTGCACACGCCGATCATGCTGGAGGTGACGCCTGCCATCTCGCAGAGTTTGCCAAGGACAATACTGTCCTTACCAGCGCTCCACGCATAGGCGGCGTTCTTCCCGGAAGTCTTTGCCCGGATGTCCTCAACCGTGGCATCCACCAGAGCATCCAGCTCTTGGCGGCTTACTGCGGCTTCGATGTTTGCCGCAGCTTCGAGCCATGCGTCGTTCTTGATGTTCTGCTTTCTTCCGAGGCTCATTCCCTTGCCTCCCTTCGGGACATGGCGAGGGCGACGATACCGCTCAGCAGTACAGTAATCAAGCTGCCGACAGTCTTCCATGTGGGCAGGTTCCAGATGTTCCCGACAGCAAAGACGGGAAGTCCGACACAGAGAGAAGCAACAATGCCGGCGAATACGCCCTTGGCGCTCAGCTTCTTATCCAACAGGGTCAGCACCGTGGGGAACAGGGTGGATGCCCGAAGCGTTCCGTAGAACAGGAACAGGTGTGTCACGGTTAGGCCGGGAATGTTGGCGATTAAGATGCTGACGCCGAGCAGAATGAGCATCACGCGGCGGGAAGCCTTGATATTGTCGCCGTTTCCTAACTTGCCGGTAATTTGCCAGTCGGTGGTCATGGACGCCGCAGCGCACAGGTTGCTGTCCACTGTGGAGAGCAGACCGGAAAGGCACATCATCATGAACGGAGCCAGAACCCAAGCGGGCAGCACGGACATGATGAACTCCATGTTGACCATACTGGGATCTGCAGCAACAAAGCCGGTACCGGCAGCCGCAAAACCGACCATGCTCATAGCAAGGGGAACAAGGCCAAACAGCAGGGCGCCGAAGAAGAACGACTTGCCCAGCTTATCCTTTCGGATAGAGAAGGTACGCTGCCAGAAGCACTGGTCTCCGAAGGGACCAGAGATCAGACCGACAGCCGTAGGCAGACCGAAGCCCAGGAACACAGCGAGGCCGGTATCGGATACGAGCGAATCGTGGTCGCCTGTGATGGAGCCGAGACCAGCCAGTACGGTTTCCACGCCGCCAGTCTTGGAGAGCAGCCACGGGATGATAAGCGCACAGCCGAGGAAGATAATGCCCAACTGCACAACATCAGTTGCAATCGATGCCTTAATGCCAGAGAAGCGGGAGTAGGAATAGGCGACGGCAGCAAGAATGATAGTCACGCACCAGAACGGAATGCCGGTGATGGTGGAAATCATCTTGCCGCCAGCAAGAAGCTGAACTGCGGTTGACAGTACAGCCAGAGCCCCGAGCTGGAAGGAGTACGCGCCCTTCACCTTCGGGGATTGGTAAGTTTCGGCCATATAGCCCGTCAGCGTAATGCCGTTGGGGTATCTGGCCCTCATGCGTTTTGCGAATGGGATGAACAGGATAAGGCACAGCACATTCGGTACCAGAAACCAAAACAGTCCGGGGATGCCGCTGGTATATGCCTTTTCTGCAGAAACGAAGAGCGCCGGCGCCCAGATCCATGTAGCGGCAATGCTCATAGCTCCGATGCCTGCTCCAATGCGGCGGTCAGCCACATGGAAGCCCTCTGCGTCTTTCGTCTGTCTTGTGAATATCACCGTAGCGCCCAACATCAGGGCGGCATAGACGATAAGCACGACGATACCTAACATTGGTTTTTCCTCCTTTGATTTCGCCGCTGGCGAGGCGGTCATTGATCAAAGGAACGGTAGCGCGGTGCCCTCCTTTCCCGAAATAGTGAAACGCCCCACGCTCCGAAGAGCGCAGGGCGTTTCTGCATGATTAAGATTTTACAGCGTACATTGTAGCACGCTCTGCATTGAACTGTAAATGAACAATTTTTGCCCTGAGTTTTACAGGAAGCGGATTGTCACCTCAGTTCGAGGGTTTTTCGGGTCGTGCAGCACCCGGCTCCCATCGTGGGATACGAGGATTTTGCTGTTGTCGTCCTTCAGCACCCCGTACTTTACCAGCACATCGTCGATGGCTTCTTCGAGGTTGGTCAGATCCACGGTGCGCTGAGTAGCCATATAGAACAGGCACACCACTTCACAGGGCTGGTCGATCATCCGCCCTCTATACGGGATGAAGTACCCGGCGTCCTTTTCGTACTGCACATAGGCCTTGCTCGGGAGAATCTTGCTGTAGCTGCCACAGTTCGCTATCCGCTGAGAGTTCTTCTTGGTAACGGGCGCAAGCGGAATGGTGAACTTAATTTCTTTCATCCCGGCACCCCCGCAGCCATTGGTCAGCTTCGGCCGTCATGGCGTCGAGCATTTTCTGGATGTACTCAAAGGCCTCTTTGATAGGCTTGCCCAGGTCTTTGGCGCCATTGCACCACCGGGCAGATATGGTCACGCAGGCGCGGCCGTCGTGGTCGAAATAAAAGCAGGCGTCAAGGGTATCGCAGTACAGGTAGGAGGACTTGTACGGCATCCCCTTGCGGTAGCTGCTCAACATCAGCTTTTCAGCGCAGGTGTGAGCGTCGCTCTTGCGGTCCATCGTCTGGATGTGGGCATCCAGATTGCTTTTCCGGGCCGCAGCATAAATAGCTTCGCGCTCCTGCTCAATCGTCAGTCTGTTCATCATCTACCTCCAGATAGTTTTTTCCGAAGATCCTGCGGAAGTCCTCGATGCTGGCATTCTGCTCACGCATGAACTTCCGCTGTCCGTATTCGTGGAGCCGCTGGGCGGTCTCCTTGCAACGATGCGCCGCCTTGGGGCCGTTGCGGTGGCAGCTCTCGCCGCACAAGTTGACAGTCAGCTTATGCTTCGTGGACTTCTTTCGGTTGGCGCCGCCGAAGATGTGGTGTTCCTCCAGATGCCCCCATCTGCCGCAGAGCCAGCAATATCCGTCAGGCACGGTCATACCCCTTTTCTTCAAATTGGCAGTCGGTGCAGATATCCTCCCATTCTCCGTTGACCTTACGGCTTTCCCAGCCGGCCTCACGCTTTGCGCGGACGGCATCGGAAAAACTCAGTTCTCCCGGAAGGCGCTCACCGCAGCAGTCGCAGACAGGGGTATATTGTCCGTAGTATCTTTCGATGCTCACGACAGCACCTCCTACATATCGAACGGGACGGCCACATACTGCCCGGGGACATCGGTTTTGAAATACAGGGTTCCGTGAAAATCATCTTCACACCAGCCCGTGTATTGATCGCAGTAGTATAAATCATCGGTCAGGCCGCAGTTATCGAGCCTGTGCCCGTCTTTGTACAGGTGATTGCCCTTGACGCTGCACCCGGAGATCAGATATGCGCTTTCGAGCCCGAGGCCGTCAGCATCTATCTTTTCGCCTACAATTCCTGCCAGCCGTTTGATTTTGGCATTAAGGCCGGCAATCTTTTTGAGTTCAGGAATTACGGTCATCTGTAAATACCTCCTCAACATAGCACCACGACTGCGGTGCTCGTTTGATCATCAACGTCCCATTGCCGCACCTTTCTTCGAACTCGCGGTACATAGCACACGCTTCGCAGAAGAGGTCGTTTTTGCAGGGCTTCATAAATTCGCTCAGTTCCAGCGGCTTGTCGTAGATATAAAGGCTGGAGATATGCCAGCCGTATAGGAATTTCCACTGCCCGTAGTCCATCAGTTCGTCTGCGGTTAGGCAGGAGCCGTCAAGCAAGTCCCAGTACGCCGCCACATGGTCTCTGTATCCCGGGGTGCTCATGGTGGTTTTATCGCAGACGAACTCGCCTATTACCTTGCCGTTGGCCTTTCGGATTTTTCCGTCCGTGCCGTGTATCTCCAAGACTTGGTGTGGGTCTTTGGTTTTCGGCATCGAGCAGTAGATGTAGCAGCGGAACGGCGGCTTTAGGTTTGGCCGGCTTTTGCGCACCTCAACAGTTTTCTGACCGTTGGCGATCTTTCCGCACCATTCCGGGTGGATGCTGATAAGCACAGCTTTCACGACAAATCCTCCACGCTGAACACAATGCCGGTGCAGAACAGCTCTCCTTCATCGAAAATTTCAAAGGTTTCGTGAGGGATATCAGTTTCGAAGCTCCAGCACGGAGAGCCGCTGTCATTCCACTTGGCAACGAGCTTCTTGGCGTTTCTCTTGGCGATTTCAAAATAGGGGCAATCGTCCTGTCCGCAGTCAGGTGTCAGCAGTACACCGGATTTTGTCAGCAGGATAGTGCCGCCCTCATAGCAGCCAACCTCATCGTCGATAGCTCCGTTGAGTTCCACATTATCGTCAGAATATCCGTAGACTACAACGAGCCCGGCTTGGGCGGCTTCGTGGGCTTCGTCCCGAGTGATTTCGGCGTCATACACACGACCGGTAAGTTTGTTCGCGAGTTCCTTTGCGGTCATTTTTCTTCTCCTTTCAAATCAAAAAGCGTCATTTGCCCCATGGGTTCAAAGTTCATCCACAGGACTTCCTTCTTCACCTGCGAGAGTAGGTCGGTGGTGAGGGTGGTCTCCCTGTGCCACCCTCGGAGTTCGGTATCGTACATATCGCTCGGGTAGCCGCTGAGCAGAACGGGGCCTTTATGCTTCTTCAGCACATCGAGCAGCTGCAGATGGTCGTCCTCTGTCATTTCGCACCGGTACTGCTTGCCGTGCCGAGTGGACAGCAAATAAGGCGGGTCACAGTAGACCAGGACATCAGCGGAATTAAATCTCGGGATCAGGTTCACAGCCGAGGTGCATTCGATCTGGACACCTCGCAGACGCTCAGCGGTGTCGATGATTATGTCAGGCAAGTCGCACCACGCCTTGGCGGCGTAGGCTCGTTCTCTGCCAGCGACATCCCGCTTCCAGCCGACCCTTTCGCCGGTGGTTCTAAAGCCATGCCCCATATTGCACCGAACAAGGAGTCGCCCGGCTCTATCGAAGCGGTCTGTGGGCGGTTCCTTTGAGTATGCGCGGTTGTAGACCTCCAGACTATACGGCGTAAAGTACACATGACGAGCCAGCCTTTCCGGGTCATCCCTGATGCACTCAAACAGATTTACCACCTCGCCGTCGAGGTCGTTGATGGTCTCGATGTTGGACTTGTCCTTGTTGAAGAACACACCGCCACTGCCGAAGAACGGTTCCAGATAGCTGTGGTGCTTAGGAAAGAAGCTGATCACCCAGTCTGCGATACCCCACTTGGCGCCCGGGTATTTCAGCACCGTGCTCATACGAACGGAATGGGCGGGAAGGGAATCTGCTCACCGTTGTTCGGCCTCCAGAGGTGGAGGCAATAGGGGTGGTTGTTGACATACTGGCTCCGGGCGGGATGGTACTGCACGACGCCCTCCTCGGGGTCGAAGAACATATCCTTGATGGCGCACATCTCATCCCAAGTGGGGCAAGTCTGACGCTTGCGATTGCAAGGCGTCACGCTTACATGGTCCCATCCGCCGCCGTTGGAGGCGATCACGAAGAACGAGCGGCCGTCAACATAGACCTTGAAACAGCCGTTGCCATCGTCACCGACAGCGCCGTAGTATTTGCGCTCATGGTCGGTCAGGCGGTATTTATCCAGAGTATGTAAATCTTTCATTTTGCCCTCCTTTGACGCTTAGGCTTCGGATCTTCGGACTGCCCACACCGGCGAGGACTATTCAGGCAGCGGTTGGCGCAGCGGTGATAGTCCTCGCAAGTGAAACAGCAGCGGCTTTCCCGATGCCTGTCGCAGTTGAAAATCTTGCACATCTTTTTCGCCATGCTTACTTCCTCTTCAGTCCGTCGATGCCGAACATCAGAGCGGCGATCTTCTCGCTGGCGATATCGATGTCCTTGTAGATGGTGCGCTCGACCACGCCCTCGTCAGCGGCCAGCTGAGAGATCGTGCGGCGGCCTTCATCCTCACAGATGTACATGGCATTGATAACACGCCAGCGGCGCTCATCCTCCGCGGTGCCGATGGTGTGGCAGTACACCTGATAGAGCTGCATCATAGTCTCCATGTGCTTGACGATGGTGGCGGTTCTGGCAACGGATTTTTTGATACTCTCCACGAACAGGGAGTTGTCCCGGCCGGGCATCATCAGATCCGCCATAATTTCTTCCACCGACTCGCACTCCTCGACCTCGTAGACGGCGTTATCCACATGGGCACAGAACACGCGGTAGTTCCTCAGCAGGAGCTTTGTGTTGCGGAGACGACGGTCAGCCATTTCCCGGCGATCCCGCTGCCGCTCTTTTTCCAGAGTCTCCAAGGCGGCCTTTGCTCCTGCTTCTGCGGCCAGCTTGACGATCTCCTGTTGGTTTAGCTTTTCTTCACTCATAGACTTTCCTCCGGTTGGTTGGTAGTGATACGGTATTTGTTCTTATCCAGCTTGGAAAGGAGGTCTTCGAGCGGCCATCTCTCCACGCAGTAATAAATTGCTTTCCAGCGATATGTGGGTACCGGCTGACTGGTGCCGCCGAGGATGTTCGGCATGGACACCGGCTCACGCCGTTCTAAAAAATACAAGAAGTTCACCTCCTGGCATTGAGGCGACACCATTTCCGCTGAGCAGCTTTCTTCCGGGCGGTGCGGCAGCTCTGGCAAAAGCGGTTCTCGTGGCGCTCGTAGAAAGTACCACCACAGCGGGCACAGTATTGGGGCTTGATGCGGACAAACTCTGTGCAGGAATCGCAGTCGGCGCATCCAGCTTTGCACCCGGCGATGTCATCCCACATCTGGCAAAGGTCTTTTTGCCAGTATTCACCGAATTCCATAGAGTTCCGATGAACCAGCAGAGCGTTACGGAGGCGAACAACAAGAGCAAGCTTTTCGAATGCTTCGCCCTTCGCTTTCCGTTCCTCGCGCAGAGTGTCGCCAACATATTTTCCTGTGCCCCACACATCGAGCCGGTGTATGCGGTGTTCAACGCCACTGGCCGGCCGCCCAAGCTCTGCCGCCATTTCTGCATAAGTCATATCGCCGCGCTTGAACATGTCGATGAGCCGGGCATCTTCTTGTGCAGTCCACTTCTGTGCCTTACGGATGGGCTTCATAGCATCGACTTTTCGTTTTTCGGTCAGCCAGTCGTATTCCATGCCAAGAGCATAGAGTTCCAGTCTGCGGCTATCCCACAAATCTTGGTGCTCTTCAAGCCAGAGCAGAAGATCGTCAAACATGATGATTGTTGTGGTTTTCTTGGATGTGCCCAGACGCTTCGCTTTTCCCTTTAGACCGCATTTGGGTATCCAGTAATCACACACAGCGTGGACATCGACGCCGAGCAGCTCAGATACCTTTCGGGCAGACATCATATTTCCGTACCACTTCTGACCTGTATAGCCAAGGCGAGTAGTTTTAACCTTGACGGCGTTGACGCTCCGCCCCAGATGTTTTGCAATTTGTGGGATGGTCTTTTCTCCCCAGACTTCCTGTATGTAGTCGAGCTCTTTCTGCGTCCAGTCCTTGCCGCGAAATCCCTTCCGATGGTAAAGGCCAAGCTTTCCTCTCCGAGCCTGCGTCGAGCTCGGAGGGTGGCCGACAGCGTCGGCCAGCTCCTCGTCGCTCATTTCCTGCCAGTGGGCGCGGAGAAAATCATCTTGTTCCTGCGTCCACAGGTTTTTGCCCATATCCGTTTACGCCCTGCGGCAGTCCTGCCAAGCGTTGCAGTGGTCCGTGCAGGTCTGGCAGCACTTATCGCAGGCGGGGTGAGAGGACTTGCAGAGGATGCAAGGATCTTCCTCGACCTCCTCGGTGCCCTGAAGCAACTCATGAGAGCCGTTCTGCATGGCCTTTTCCTCATCGGACATTTCGTAGCCCAGAGAGATCAGGAAGTCATACAGGCTGTCAAGGCCGTCATTGGGGTCGTATTCGAAATCGTACACGCCCTTCTTGGAGTTCCACACGCGCTTGAAGTATCTGTTGTCCTCATCGTCTTCCGACGCATAGGCACAGGCCAGCAGGACATACTCGGGGCTGTCCTTGGCAGCAACAGCAACCATCGCTTTGAGATCTCCGTAGTCGGTATGGTCGTCGATATCGAGGTCGAGCAGGGTGCCGAGGAGTTCGGCATTGATCTCGTTTCTGCCCCAACCGCCGTCACCGATAAGCATATTGGAGGCATAGCGGCAAATCTCGCTCAGGCACTTTTTGGCACGGCCGAACTCAGACACGAACTCCGAGCGAAGCGCAAAGTGGCGTTCGGTAATCTCGCTGAGCTCCGCTTCCCGGCGCTCCTGCTCCTCTCTCGCCTTCTTGCGGAGGCGGTCTTCCTCGGTTTCCTTGACCTCCTGATGGTCTCTGTAAAGGTCGAGCTGATCGCCGCTGTCGCGGAAGTAGTAGTGAACGGTATCGGCATCCTCGGGGCGTTCCACGGTAACGGCAGCGCCGTGCCAACGGCCGTAGTTGCGAACATAGTCCATAGGGATATACTCCTCGCCGATGTAGTCCCGCTTTTCGATCTCGGTGGCGAAGGCTTCAAGGTCGGCTCTCCACGCCGCCATGCGCTTCTTGAGCTTGTCTGCCTCAATGGCACTCTTCAGCTCATTACGGAAGTTGGCGGTACCAATGGCGTCCAGAGCCTTATTTTTCAACTCGGGATCGTCGATTTTATCCAACTCCATGTAGTCCTGAAGGGTGGCGCCTCTGGACTCCGACTTGCGGAATTTCTCAGCATCCAGATCCAGCAGTTTCACGCGGCGGCGGACAGTGGTCTGAGAAAAGCCGCTGTCCTTGGCGATGCTCTCAACGGTTTCGCCCATGTCAAGCATCAGTTGGAAGCCCTGAGCCTGCTCATAGACGGTGAGGTCGCTGCGCTGGATATTCTCCATGAGCATGGTTTTAACCTGTTCCTGCACCGTCATTTCC